ACGCTAGTTGTAGCATGCCTAAGTGAAAACACATCAATAGCCGATTACCGTACGCCTCAGGCAAAGTGTGGCCTTCATTCGGGATACAAATTGCTACTTTTACTCGCTTTTTCGGGATCATCGGTAAATACCTAAGTATATAAAAAGAAATTCAAGCCAAGTTAAGGAAACGGGCTGGCGCATGTAACAACCGGCGTACTCACCTCGTCTCAGTCGTTTTAAAGTTACTAGTGCCCCATTTGACGCACGATAAATTGCTATGGGACGCAAAAATAAGCGTTTACACGTATCGCGTGGTTTTAAATACATTTTCTCCCCCTAAAGTTTAAGGTAGGCCACGCAGTCACGCAGTATAATGATCTACGTGACCTACCCCATTAACTAGTAAATTACAGACACCTCACAAATCCCTTCCCATAAGGAAGAGACCCGCTAATATTAACGGTATCTGCCAAAACAACGTATTTACCCATATAGGTCGAAACGGCCTGAGGAGCCAGCGCCGACGTAAAACTACCTGTCGCGGCACCAGCTTGAAGAAGGCTCGCTCCAGCAAGCAACCCTACGGTTTTATCTGTTTCTTGAGAAAGTAAGATAGAATCCGCATATCCCCAAGCAATGACTAGTCCATAAGAGTTGTCGGCAATGTCCATAGACGCGACGCCAACAAAAGATGGCCTTAATTCCGCGCTAGTGGTAAGGGGAAGAGCCCCCACACCATCGGCCGACGCGGCCACATCTTCATTTCCAACTGCAAGCACAACCCCCATCCCGGTAGTAATTGTAGCACCACTAATATTGTGCACACTAATATACGTTCGTTCAGGGTCAGACCTATTAATTTGCTGAATGTTCATTATATTCTCCTTGACGTTAACTTACTGTACCTTGGACTTAGTTCCCCCGAATAAACCGCCGGGCCCTGGTAAATTAAGCGATTAACTATGTATGATTAAGAATCTTCCAGTTGTTACCGTTTCATGATAATAACAAGTGACTGTCGCCACCGGCCCCGTAACTGAAACGGACACTGGGATCTTTCCTTGTGTAGGGGAATCAGTGTCTTGGATGCAAAACTCAGCTAAATAAACACGGCCACCTTCAACATTAACTGTGCCTGCAGCATCTCCCGCCGATCCCGTCCAATCTCCACAGGTAACTTTTAAGTCACCAAAAATGGTAGATTTAACATTTGTCGCAGAAAAAGACATAATTCCTCCTTAAGCCGATATTCCAGTAATTTTACCTAATCGACGCCGGTTGTTTGTCCCTAATTGACACACCATGACCAAAAGAGCTGTTTTAGCTAACTGGTTCACAGGACGAATAAAGTCCGTCAGGAACATATTTCGATTATCTCGTGCATAAAAGGACAAGTGACGAGAATCCACAAAATACATCACTCCAGACGTAGCATCATTATCCGCTATAATCGGAATGCCCTTATATGTCAGCCGTCCAAAACCCAAATCACCAGATTTCTCTGAGGCAATTCGGAGATGGGGGCGCACAGCGGCCTCATAATAGGCCTCTTCTGTCGGACGAGTTATAATGGCATCGGTCTTAGCTCCTTCAACGCGAAGAGCGTTATAAAGAGTAAGCATATCAGACAAGCCCTGAGCAGCAAAACTTCCACCAGAATTTTCGTCTGCCGCCCACCAGGGATAAGTTGAAGAGTTAATCTCTCCAATAGTCCCAGTACCGTCAATCACTGTAACAAGTGAGTCCATTTCTTTCGAGCCAATTGAGTCATCAAAGAGCTGCGCATTTAGGAGATCAGTCAACGACAACTCAGCCTGTTTCAACTTTTGCTGAACAATGTCGAATTGCTTTGCCTCACCAGAATTTTGCACATTTTCCTCTTTATCGGACACCGACACGGGCACTTCAACCATTTTCCACTGGTACTGCGCCTGCGTAAACCCTTCTTGCGGAGTAACATTGACCTGGTCAAACCCATCAAACCACTGCCCCGCACTATTAGTCCCATACATTAACGGCTCTACAATAGTAGCGCCCCCAGACAATGAGACCTTGCTTTTTTCTTTTAACCATTTAACCGTAAGAACCTCATCAAAGATGTTATCCTGCATTTCCTTACGATAATTTTCTAATGTAGTGGTCAGTAATGTAGTGACATTCGCTGGACCACGTGATAATATTGTATCAGCCATAATTGTTATCCTCCTTGAGATAGATTAAGATTATTTCTTAATCCGCACATCAACCTGTTTCCCAAGGACAGCATTTTTAAACGCCAGACGGCGCACATCTTCCTTATCTCGTGCATACACCACATTAGGTGTAATGTTCTTAGTCGGAGTAGCCGAAACTGCATTTTTCTTCTTAGCCACCTCAGCCTGTAAAGATGATTGCGCCTTGTCGTCGTATGATTTTTCAATATGTTTAGCAAACTTATAAGCCTCATCTAAGGATTTTCCCTGCTTCACTACCAAGTCTTGGATAACGGACTTCATAATGACTGGATTAACCTCCCAAAAGTCAGGATGTTTTGTAGCAAACTCATTTAAAGACCGATGGCTTTGTTCAAGCGCTCGCGCCTGATGTATCTGCGCTAGCTCATTTTTAAATTGTTGAACATATGGCTGGATCGCTCCGGTAATGGATTGCTGCAATAGCCCATGAAACTTTTCAGGGTCTCCTTGTGCGGCTAACAACTCTTCTTCAGTCAGAGGCGTGGCGGGTTGTGCCGACGGCTGCGAAGAAGCGCCTTTCGTTTCCTTCCACTCTAAGAATTCTTTAAATTCCGGGTGGTTAACAATTTGATGATATCCTTCAGCAAATCGCTTAACTTGTGCTGCCTCTTGAGTAACCTTTGTCAAGTGCCGAAGCATTCCTTTGGCTCGGGCTTGTAAAGGCTTTGGTAAGTCATCCACACTATTGCCGTCCCACACATAATCGTCAGAAATCTGTGTATCTTTTTCTGACGTGTCTGTAGACTGCGCATCCGAAGGCGAGGCTTGCCTCTCGCTAGATTCGGGGGATTCAGGCCCAGGTACCGGCTGTGTATTAACATTCTCCCCTTGCTGCTGATTCACGATCTCTGAAGTCCCCTGATCCGACGGGGTAGATTCAGAGGCCGACACTTGAGTCTCATTTGGATCATTCATAGTTGTCTCCTAGTCCTAACAGAATTAAGTTATTACTTAATGTTTAGGTATTGCTTACAAATTATGTAAAGTATGTGCGGCGAGTATATGAGTCAAGTCTGCCACCACGCTGTTTTTCCGCACAATCTGCTTGTCGAAGCCCCCGCTGCTTCATTATTAAGGCTTTTTCACGCTTTGATGAAAATGGAATCGGAGCGCCATTGTCATCACAAATATTTTCGTTAGTTTGTACCCCTTTTGCTGGTCCCATATACACATCGGGGCACGGGTTGCACGGGGGCGCCCCGCACTCATCACAGCAACTAACAACTTGCCCATCAATTACTCGCATAAGCATCCGGGCAGCATGTGGATTTTGGCAATTATTACATATCATTCTGTTTCCCCTGATTTTGCTGCTCCATTAGAAATTTCGCCAACTCTAGACTTTGCGCAGTCTGTTTTGTCGCCGCCTGCTCGGCCTTCAACTGGTGCTCCGCCCCAATCTGGCCTAACTGTAATTGTTTCAGCTCATCGCGCTCTGCCTTTTGCTGAGCCATCTGCTGCATTTGACGCTGGGTTTCCAAGTCTATCGCCTGCAAGATTTCAGGCATATCAAACTCTTCGGCTAACATACGACCCAGTGTGGCGTAAATCGGGCTACCCGGAGGCAAGCCCAACTTCGGTAATAATTCCAAGGCCGTTAAAATGGTATTTTTCTTCTCCGTCCGATCAATTGGTGTTGAACTGCCCGCCACTAGGGCTACATCAAATTCCCCCTCAATATCTTCCTTTGTAAAAGTAAACCCTTGCGGCGTTGTAACCGCGCCCGGCTGCTGTTGGGATGGCCTTTCTTGAAGGGCTTTTTGAAGCTCGGGAGATTGCTGGCCCACAATTTGAACATAATCCTGCATTGTCGCAAATTGTTTGACGAGACTCACTAAATTCTGCGCAATGTCCTCCATAAAAGTTTCAACCGCCTCCACCTTATCGCTTCGACGATTCTGAGCGCCCTGCTGGATCATCCGCAACTCCCCTACCGCCCGTGTAGATGTTTTCGAAGTCCCGCCCTGCTCTAAGGGCGTTTGGCCTGAAATCCGAATAGCATCCTCTTTTAACCGCTCTTCAATCGCATAGGCATCTGGCTGCAACTGGGGGTAATTAATGGGTTTAATAATATCGCCTTTAGACAAATCGCCCTTAACAATGGCGCCGCAGACCCCATCCGATAGCTTCGCTAACTCGTTGTCATCTACTGCATTATCGGCCTGCATTTGACGGCCAAATCTTTTTAAATGATCCAGCATGGCTGACCGCAATTTCATCAGCTCTAGAATTTGGGGTAAAAACATCTCAATGTCCGAAACCCCATATGGTTCGTCATTATTCGGATTAAATTGTAGGTACGAGAAAGGGAATCCACGCATCTCGTACGTCCATTCCTTTGGCTCCTCGAGGTACACATTGCTGCCGTCCGTTAGGGTAAATATCATCTTATTCTTAATATCCCACACCTCGTCTACACGGACCTTCTGCTTTTTGGGGTCATTAACTAGAGTCCCGTATGCAGTAGAACTTGTTTGCTCTTCTGAAGTATGAATTTTATCAGTATTAATAAATCGAGGATTTCGTTTAACATCCTCAACACTCATCCAAACAGAATGACATATCCATGAGCAGTCATGGGGCGGATCTACCGCATCCTCGTCAAATACAATATTTTTCCAGGGCACTCTATATCCAAAAAAGTCTTCCTTCTCAATGTACTCATGAGTTTCACCGTCTGCCATCTCAATAGTCCCAAACTCTCCTGTATAGCCTGTTTTAAACCAGGCGTGGCCTATAATCAGGGCGTCTAAAATGGCTTTTTTTATCTCACGCTTAATCATCTTTGTACGCCAAATAGCGTTTAGTACTGCCTCTAAAATTTTAGCGGTCCAGATAGTCGTGCGCTTTTTCGGATTAGCCTTAAAATACGGATCGCGACTATATAGTGCGGGCAGCTCCGTCTTAATAAAGGCAAAAACAAGGTTTAAAGGCAGTATTGGGATATCGTACTGGCCGTCGAGCTCCGACCAAACCCCCTTAGCCTTATCAATAAGCTCATCCCACCTGTGTTTAGAGGCAATGTCGTCCCGGCGTTTATAGGCGGTTTGAATACGGGCCTGCCAAAGGGATACTGATTCTTGCGCCTTGCGGTTCTTATCTTCTTGTTCGTCGTCCGCCATACTTATCTCCTTTTATACTCTTTAAATAGCTGATCCATCCTGGATGGCCGCTTATGGTCAATGTACCACTGGGCCGACAAATATGGGGCCGACTTTCTAGGGCTCGTCGCCGCTTTATATGTCTTCCAATATGGGATTTGATACGCCAGGGCATCAATAATATCATCGTGTAAATTGCGCGGAAACTGAATGAGCTGCTCTTTAAGCTCTACTAGCCCATTTCTATGTAAAATTTGCCCATTCGCGTAGTACGGGATGAGGCCCCTGATTCGTGTTGCCTTTGTTTCCTTGGTTGAAGTTTTAAGCTCATCAATGGTAAAAAAGTGGCGCCGCCGTTGCATCTCTTTTTTAAGGGGTAAAATTAAGGCCAGCTGGGCGCTTACCACCTCAATCCCCACACGCTGAATTTGATACAAATCACAAAGTCTAAAAATCTCATCAATTAAACCCTGCGTATCCACCTTTTTCGCATAGGCCTCCAACACATAAATTAAATTATCCGGCCCCACCTTTGTAACCGCAAACCCTGCCGAATCTGTTGTTTCTTTCAGGCGTAAAGCCGGGTCTACGGTTAGGTAGCCAGCCTGATGTGCCAAGTCGGCGGCCAATTGCCCAGAAATCGACACCTCTTGAATCCACGGAGTTTTAAACTCAATGGCTTCTTCATCAATTGGGTTATTCATGTACTGGGAGGCAAATCCCACAGCCGACCGCAACGATTTTAAGCACTGCAGACACTTAAGCCGATCTCCCGGCATGTGCTCGTCACAAGTTTGGCAAAATCCATAAAGCTTGGGGTCTCCCGGAAAGATGACCTCCCCGTTCTCCACCGCCTGTCTGATATAAACACTAAGGCCCATTTTTCCCTCAATTAGATAGTAATTCCAGCCTTTTTACGCGCCACTGATTTAGCTAAAATGTCTCTCCAATGAATCCGCTCATCTGGAGTAATTTTAATTCCATTTAACTCGGTCATCTGTGTGTCCATTAAATGACCATATAAATCCCCAATTGCCCACCTAGTCCCTACAATTGCCATTTTGCATCCAGGATCTAACAGGTCTAAGGAGTTTTCATAAAATCTGATTGTTTTTCGTATCTGGTCCGGCGTATTCACTGTATGCTCTTCCACCAAATCATCATGAATGATAATATCGTAGTGGCCGCCCGTCAACGTCGTATCCATTCCGGCGGTTGTAATTGTAGGCTCTTTAATAGTGCCCTTTGTGCGCTGCGCAATGGTGATATCATCAATCGTAAACCGGCTCCCCGGGCCATTGAACGGCCCATACAGCTCAGGCAGAATGCTTTTCGTGGTTAAAAACCCCACAATCTGACTTAAAAAGTCCCGAGCCATATCCCATACCGCGTTTGTAATTAAAATACGGATATTCGGGTTTCGGAGAAGCTGCTGAATAGACCAGGCTACAGTGACCACTGAGCTTTTCCAATGCCCACGAGGCACTAAAATGAGCTTCATAGGCACGTCATTATCCATAATCTTTGCCAACCCCCCATGCACGTCATCGCTCCAGGGCTCCATACCAAGAACTATGGTGCATAAGAATTTAAGATCATTTTCACACAAATGCCTAATCTTCTGTATTTCTAAGGGCGTTTTGCCCATATTTAACCTCATCCATAACAAACTCGGCTATTCTTTGTGTTGTGGTGGCAATAAAATCATCTAAGGATTTTGTAGTGTTAACCTGCTCCCGTAAGATTAACTCCAAACGCTCGAGCAGGGTTTTACGTAGAAATAACCGCATTAACGTCATTTTTGATCCTTTGTAGCGCCAATTAAGGCTTTATTCATTAAATTTGACTCTTTAATACCTGATAACGCGCCCGAGGCCCCAGGGGGCTATTCACACGGATTTCACTGGGCACCAATCCATACCGTTTCACCTGTAAGGCCAAATACTGCCTAGGAGCCCCAGGATGAAAATTCACCATCTTTCGTAATTTTTTAGCTTTTATTCCCCGCATGTGTCCCCCTTAATCTCCGCAACATCCTGTAAATAACCCTTTTTCTTCATAAGTTCTAAAACCGCTTTCATGTTATCCGGAGCTGCCTGATGCTGAACCGTAGTCTTATCCCGCCACTTATCGGGCCTATGGGCCCTCAAAACCGCGAGAGATGCTACAAAATTGCGCTTTCCAAACTCGGCCACACTAGTCTCATGGTTATCCAGCCACCGGTCTCTAATCTCCCAGTAGTCTTCTGCAAACTTCTCGTCTTGCTGTAAATGATGAAACACAACCCTTTTGCTGATCCCCACCTCATCCGCCGCCGCCTGCACGTTTAAAGACAGGGGATGGGCCTGCAAATTCTTAAGCAAAACCGTTAAAAACGTGGTTTTCATGGCGGGATCAAACCGAGCCAGATCCGGACGTTTGGCTATAGTATATCCCGTTTGAGGATCAATTTCGTATTTAGACATGAATTCCGTGTCCTAATGAAGTAGTGGTATATTTGGGCAATGGGGTATGCGAGGCCCCCCGAACCGGCTTAAATTTGACTTCCCGGGTTTCAGGAACAACTATCGAAGTGCATCGATACCAAGCAGAGCTCTTAAGGCACTCCATGTCTTTTTTAAGGCGTTTTAGTTCTTTTTCTAATTCTTTTAATGTCATGGGACCCCCTAAAGAATTCTTTATGTAGGGATTCTTGCATACCCTAAAGATAGCCATCGACTGCAATTATAGTTTTGCTATCCGCCTAAAAACTAATTTTATAGCGATTGCCTCTCAATTAGCCTTAGCCCGTTACAGCGCCGATATTACTGTTATTCCGGCACATAAAGACAAAATCTGCCTCAAATCCGATTTAAATTAAACCGCCAACGGGATAAATCCGCTCGAACGGTAATATTCTAAAGCCCATCAATTCTTTAAATATAGCCAAAACTAGATCAACAACGGTATAAATCCGCTCAAACAGCTTCAGTTGTCAAGGAGGTACAAAAGCGTTGATTGTGAAGGCCTTTTATACAAAACTTACAGAATCAGCGTCTTTCACTGTTCTTTTATATTTTGTAAATCTGTGCTACCCGTTAATAGTATAACATCCCCCCCTCCCATGGGGATTCGCAAATTTAGCATCCCAGGAAAAGCATGCTTATTTAACAGCCCGGCATTCCCGGTCTCAGCTGCAGTGAACGTCAACGCTGCTGTGTGGCATGGACATTGCTTACTAATACTGTTAAGGTAACTAGAGCTGTTTGAGATGTTCTTCTTTTTAAGTAGGGCTGAATATGCTTGAGTATCAAACATACCACGCATCCCCGCCTATACGCATCCTTAACTAATTATTGGGCTCCATAAGCGTAACCACTAGGTTAACATTTGG